ATATGCGTGCTGCTGCTCGCAGAGGATTAGAACTTAACCGTCAAGGTTTTGGTGGAGATGGTTTGACAGATAAAACTAAACAAGAAGCGCGAGATATGGCTGATGGTCGTGTGTCTGAGGATAAGTGGCGCAGGATTGCACCTTGGATTGCTAGACACCTTGTTGATTTAGATGCACCACAGAATAATAATCCTGATGACCCTGGATACCCAGGTGCAGGACTTGTTGCTCATTATCTTTGGGGAAGTGGCCCATCTAAAAGAGCAGCTCAAAGAACTCGTGATTATGCGCAAGGAGTTATTGACAGGTTAGATGCTGAAGAAAAAAGACATGGTACTCATGACCAAGGTTCGCATGGTAATTGGGCTAGTGGTGGTGGGGAATATAGCAAAGGTGAAGATTTATTATCCAATGGTACTTTGGAAAAAGGTAATGCTTTAGATAATGAATTAAGTGATAAAACTTCTAAATATAACCCAAATGAATTTTTAGATAACAAATTTTCTAATGATGAGGCACTTGAACAAATAGCAGAAAGACAAGGTTTTGACGGTAAACCTCAACGAACAGCTTCTCAATCTGAATATGACGCGATTCAAAGTCCAAAAATTCAAGGTGGACAGTTAAATAATGAGAACGCTGTCATAAAAAATGAACTGCACAGAGGATTTAGAAACAGTCAAGATATATCGGCAGATAAAGCCAAAACTGAATTTGAGCAAGGAGATTATTATGCAGGAAAAGGCATCATTGGAAATGGTATTTATGTCTCACCCAGGTTAGACACAGCAACAGGATACGCAGAAAACGAATCTTTGCAAAATGTTTCAAGTTTCAAATTAGATTCAAATGCCAAAATTGGTTCGTATAGTCAAATAGTTCAAGAAAGAAACCAAATTCAATCAGAATTACCAAATAGTGTGTATAACGATATTGGTAGATATGCAGCAGCAAAAGGCTATGATGGATATATTATGGATATTGCACCAGCAACAGGTATGGATATTGTGGCAAATAACATAACCCAGTTAGTTATTTTGAATCGAACAGCAGTTGTATTACCACCTAGGAGTGCTTGATAAATGTCAAATTTTGTAGAAATAAGTCACGCTGCTGCTGCTTTAGCTCAAAATTTAGATTTTCAAGAAAGATTAGATTTGTTAAAAGCTGTATCTAACGCTGAAAGAGTTGAAGATATTGCTGAACCTTGGCAAAGTCAAATAAAAGAACTCTTAGATTCTAAAGAAAAGAATATGCCAAAAAGAACTGTAACAATGAAAACAGGTATAAAATACCCTTATGAGAAGAAAGAATCAAAAATGACTAAAGTTGAGCGTAGAGTAAAAACAGATATAGATTTTGAATTAAGAGTTGATAACGCTCAAGCTGATGGCATGCGTTTTACAGGTTACGCTGCCGTTTTCAACAGCGACTCTGAACCACTACCTTTCATTGAAAGAATTATGCCTGGTGCTTTTAACCGTTCACTCAAAGCACGCAACGAAGTCAAACTTTTCAAGAATCACAACATGGATGAAGTACTCGCATCCACACGTTCAAAAACATTAAAACTTACAGAAGACTCAACAGGTTTGTTAGCAGAAGCAACATTGCCTGACACAACAGCAGGTCGTGACTTGGCTGTTCTTATGAAACGTGGAGATGTTCACGCAATGAGTTTTGGTTTCTCTGTTCCAGCAAAAGGTGACAGATGGTCTGATGATGGGATGACTCGCGAACTACACCAAATCAGATTGCATGAAGTTTCAATCGTTACGGGTTTCCCAGCATACGAAGCAACAACTGCAAGTGTGCGTTCTCTAGATATTTTGGCTTCAAGAACAAATGTTGATGCTGATGCTTTGGCTGATGCAATGATTAAGTTAGAAGCAGGAGAAAAACTTGCTGATTCACAAGCTGACTTGTTACAAGAAGTTGTAACAAAACTTAGAGGCAATGAACCAACACAAGATGATTTGCTAGAACTAAAACGTAAACAACTTGACCTACTATTGAAAATGGTATAACAAATGGATAAAGCAAAAGTTAAATCAACAATTTTACAAGTAGCAGGTAATCCAACTTCAGGTGTAATTGCAGAACTGGCTGATGAACTAGCTCAAGCCATTATTGACATTGATAAACCAGAAGTCAAAAACTTTAACCCAGTTCAAGAAACCAGAATTGTAGAAATAAAAGAAACACGCTAAAACCTGATATACAATAATAATGATGGTTGCGTGGATGCCACCACCATTATTACTGTCGAGTGAGCCTCGCAGTCTAACAATCTCAAAACAAATACTATCGCTATTGGAGTGCATTTAATGTCTGAATACATTAAGCAACAACACGAAGCACGTCAGCAAGCATGGGCAGAGGCAAAAGCTCTGTTAGATGCTGCTGCTGCTGAAAAGCGCGACCTATCAGCCGAGGAAAATGAAAAATACAACCGTATTTCTCAAGACCTTGACTCACGCGCAAAAGTTATCGAAACCTTAAAGTCTGATGCAGAACGTGAAGAACGCGCTGCTCAAGCAATGACAGGTTTAGAAAACCAAGCAAGACCAGTTGCAGAATCACGCAACACTAAAAATGATGTTGATGCAATTCGTGCATTAGCAAAAGGTGAAATCCGTTCTTACGACTTCGAAAAAAGAGACGTAACTAAGGGTTCAAGTGGTTCACCAGTTCCAACTTCTTTCTTTGACAGAGTTCTGTTCTTAGCAAGATTTGTTGGCCCAATGCTAGAAACCTCAACCATCTTAAATACTGCAGGTGGCGAAAACCTACAAATTCCATCATTGAGTGCATACTCAACAGGAACTGTAACTTCTGAGGGCAACGCAATTGGCGAATCTGACCCAACATTCAACGAGTTCGTAACTCTTGGTGCATACAAGTACTCATTCTTGACCCAAGTTTCACGCGAATTAATTGAAGATGCTGGCGTGGATATTCTTGGATTCTTGGCAGAACAAACTGGAAACGCAATGGGCTATGCAATTAACAATGCCTTGACCGTTGGTACAGGAACAGTTCAACCAAACGGAATCGTAAACAGAGCAGGTTCTGCATTAACAGGAACTTCTCTAAACCCAACAGCAGACAACTTAATCGACCTTGTTTATTCAGTTGATACTGCAGGAAGACGTTTACCAGGAACAGGTTTCCAAATGAACGCAACTTCTATTGCAAACGTGCGTAAGTTGAAAGATAACGCTGGACAATACTTGTTCACACCATCTCTTTCAGCAGACACACGCGACTTGCTACTTGGTTATCCAATATTTGAAAACCCAGCAATGGCGACAGCAGCTTCAGCAGTTAGACCAGTTATATTTGGTCACTTGCCAAGCTACTATGTTCGTCAAGTTGGTGGCTTGAGATTAGACCGTTCAGATGACTTCGCGTTTTCTAACGACCTAGTAACTTTCAGAGCTACTTTCAGAGTTGATGGTAACTTGATTCAAACAAGTCACGTCAAATACTTCAAATCTTCAAACTCCTAAACCGAGTCTGATTTGAAAAAAGTTCTAGGACACGAAGCGCAGGTCGTGTCCTAGACATAATTCGTCTCCCATCTGTAATAAGGTGGGAGACACCTGCGTATATATGGAGTCCTGTGTGAATCGTGAAGAACGAAGAGCTTTCGCAAAAAATAAAAAAGTTGATAAATCAAAACCAGCAAGAATCCTTTGGGTTTCAAATGCACCTTGGGCAAGTACTGGTTATGGAACACAAACAGCACAAGCAACTACAAGATTAAAAAAGCATGGTCACGAAGTTGCCATTGCAGCCAATTATGGTTTAGAAGCAAATTCAACAAGTTGGAACAGTCCCAATGGTGACATAAAAATTTATCCTAGAGGTCACGAAACATATTCAAACGATATTGTTCCAGCGCACATGTACGACTGGTCACAAAACGACCCTGAAGCACAAAATCTGCTAATAACTTTATTTGATGTTTGGGTTTTTCGTGGAGATAAGTGGGCTGATTGGAATGTTGCATCTTGGACACCTATTGACCACATGCCAGCACCACCTGATGTTATGAAATGGTCAAAACAAAAATTTGTTACACCTATTGCCATGAGTCAATATGGGCAAAAGATTTTTCAAAACTCTGATGTTGATTGTTTGTATGTTCCTCATGCTATTGAGCCTGTTTTCAAACCAACAAGTCAAGTAACTTTTAATGGTGAAACTTTAACTTCAAGACAATTGATGGGTGTTGCTGAAGATAAATTTGTTGTTGGGATGAACGCAGCAAATAAAGGTGTTATGCCTAACAGAAAAGCATTTGGCGAAAACATTTTGGCGTTTTCAATGTTTGCACAAAAACACAGAGACGTTGTTTTGTATTTGCATACTGAGGCAAGTGCTTCACTTGGTGGAATTAATTTGCGTGATTTAATTTTGTCTTGTGGTATTCCTCAAGACCAAGTTATCTTTGCTGACCCATATCTTTTGAGAAGTGGCATGCCTCAAGAAATGTTAGCCAGCATCTATACAGGTATGGATGTTTTGCTTGCAACCAGTTATGGTGAGGGCTTTGGTATACCTACCGTAGAGAGTCTTGCGTGTTCTACACCTGTGATTGTTTCTAACTTTGCAGCTTCAGCAGAACTTTGTGGTGACGGTTGGTTAATTGGTGGGCAACCACTTTGGAACGCACCTCAAAAAGCGTGGTTTCATTTGCCATCTGTTCCTGAAATTGTTGATGCACTTGAACAGGCGTATAACAGAGGTCGTGTTAAGAGCCAGAAAGCCATTGACTTTGCTAAACAATATGATGCTGATACTGTTTATGAGACCCATTGGAAACCTGCGTTAGTAAAACTCCTTGCCTGATGCCTGTTAAAAGCAAAATAAAGGCAAAATTAGGGCTTGTAAGGGGATAGGGAGACTCGTTTGATACCTGCGCTAATAGTTCCTGTGCTAACTAGGCATGATTTGTTAGACAGAATGATTAAATCAATCAACCACCCTGTAAAAGATTTAGTAATTATTGACAACGGTGCAAAAAATCATGATTGGACACCGACTTGGAACAATTGGGTTCACAAAACCCATCACATTAAACTTCCTAGCAATTTTGGTGTCGCTGGTTCTTGGAATCTGGGAATTAAATCTTTACCTTTTTCAGATTATTGGCTTGTTGCAAATTTTGATGTTGAATTTGGTGGTGAATCATTAAAACTTTTTTCTGAAAAGTCTTCACCAGACAAACTTCTTCTATCGGGGGGTGCGCCTGGGTGGTGTGTGTTCTCTGTTGGTTGGAAAGTTATTGAATCAGTTGGTTTATTTGATGAGGCTTTGCATCCTGCATATTTTGAGGATAATGATTTTGAAAGAAGATGTTTACAGAAAGGTTTTGAAGTTGAACATTCGTTCATTCCTGTTGCTCACGATAATTCTTCTACTCTTAAAGCAGGGTTTCAAGAAATCAATAACAGGACTTTTGCAGATAATGCTGAATATTACCAACAAAAAATAAAAGACCAAGATTTCTCTGAGGGCAAATGGTCAGTTAAAAGAAGAAGAAGAAATGCTTGGGATTATGAAAGCTGATGTAACAATTTGTACAGCAACCATTCCTGTTAGACAAGAACTCTTAAAAAGATGTGTTCAAAGTGTTATGAATCAAACTTTGCAGCCTGAGAAACATTTAATTAAACTTGATGAAAAACGTGAGGGTCATGCAGCAATGCTTGATGCCATGATTGCAGAAGCAACAACAAAATATGTTGCCATTCTTGATGATGATGATGAACTTTTACCTAAACACATTGAAGTTATCTATAACTGCATTGAAGAAACAGATGCTGACCTTGTTTACCCTTGGTTCAAATACTCAAACCTGCCTGATGGTGGTCATTTAGAAATGTTTGCTTACAAACCTTGGTCTAATGGAAACGTTCATCAAGTACCTATTACCTGGATTGCTAAACGACAAGCTATTTTAGAAGTTGGTGGTTTTAGTAAAGACTTTGATGTTGATAGTTACAAAACCGATAATCAGGGAAACCGTATTGGTCATGATTTTGTTATGATTCAAAAACTTGTCGCAGCAGATAAGAAAATTGTTCATCATCCTGAATTGACTTGGATTTACCATGTTGGTCATGGCTCAACTTTAGGGATGCCTGTCAAATGGTAGATGTAACAATAATTACAGCAGTTTACGGTGATGATTATGACCACTTTATTCATGGTTGGATTGAAGCTGTAAACAATTTGACTTTGAAACCTAAAAGAATAATTATGGGTTCAGATAAAGTGCATCAAATAGCAATTCAAAATGGTATTGACACAGTTCTTGATGCTGAACCTACAACTAGATGGCGTTCACCTTTTTTTTGGAATAAGTGCGCTGCTGAAGCGAAAACAAAATGGGTTTGGGTTTTAGATATTGATGACAGATTCAAACCTGATGCTTTAGAGGGTTTAGAAGAACAAGACTGTGATATTTGGTTGGTTGGTATGGCTGTTAATGGTAGAGATAAATATTTACCACCACATAAAACTAATGAAGAAATTTTTACTGAACCTCATTGCTTTTTTTGTTGTGGTTCACCAATTCAAAAGTCTTGGTTAGATAAATGCAGTTATCCAGAAGTTGCTTATGCTGATTGGGCTATGTGGAGAAAGTCAGCACGTCTTGGTGCAAAGTTTGGTTGGGCTAATAAAGTGGCTTACGATTACCGACATGATTTTGCAAACTCAATGTCTGGTTGGGCTGATGCAGATTCTAATAACAGAAAAGAAGCTCTTGAATATTAAACAGTTAAGTGACAAATACAATTTGCAAATACCAACAATTCTTGGTGATTCCAAAGTACAAGGTTGGGGTTCTGAAAGCGAGTCTTTACAAAAAGCAATTGATGCTGTTAATCCTGATTCAATTGTTGAGGTGGGGACATGGCTTGGGGCATCTGCTTTGTTCATGGGAAAGATAAGTTCAGCTCACATTTTGTGTGTGGACACATTCTTGGCCTCAAATGAAATTCTTTGGCGTGAGGGTAACGTACAAAATCTTGTACAAGACTTCAATCAGTTGTATAACCAATTCTGTGTCAATATAACTAACGCAAACATGAACGAAAGAATTTCTGCTTTGCCAATGACTTCTTCTTCTGCTGCTGAACTTTTAACAAAAGAAAATGTGATGGTTGATATGGTCTACATTGATGCTGGTCATAGAGACAGAGAAGTTTATGCTGACTTACAAGACTGGTGGCCTTTAACAAAAAAAGTTCTTGTGGGTGATGACTATAATCCTGTTTGGGGTGGAGTCGTCTCTGCTGCAGATAGATTTGCTTCAGAAAACCAATTGAATCTTGAAATATTAGATTCTAAGTTTCTTTTATTCCGATAGACTTACCTCAAGAACTTAGGAGTTATTTTGGCTATAACAAATGGCTACGCCTCACTTTCAGAAGTGAAAGCAGCCTTACGAATTACTGATGCTGTTGATGATGCTTTGCTTGAAATGGCAGTTGAATCTGCTTCAAGACTGATAGATGGTTATGCTGCACGTCAATTTTATTCTTATGGAACTGCAACAAGATATTTTGTAGCTCAAGATGATTACGTTGTTGAGGTTGATGATTTAGCAAACGGAACAGTAACAATTACTACAGCTCAAGATGCTGACGGTGTTTTTGATACAACTTGGGGAACAGACGACTACCAACTTGAACCACTTAACGGTGTTCTTGATGGAATACCTTGGCCTTTTACAACCATTAGAGCTGTTGGAGATTACCTTTGGCCTATCTCAGGTGGTGAAGCATTAATTAAAGTTGTAGGTGTTTATGGTTGGCCATCTGTACCAATTGCAATTAAACAGGCTTGTATTATTCAAGCATCAAGAATTTACAAACGTTTAGACAGTCCTCTTGGGGTTGCTGGCTTTGGTGACATGGGCGCAATAAGAGTTTCATCACAACTTGACCCAGATGTTGCACAACTTGTCATGCCTTACAAGAGAATGAGAAACTTCGCCTAATGGCATCAATCTCAGAATTAAGAACAGGTATTGCAACTAACCTTGCAACCATCACAGGTTTAAGAACTTCTTCTTTTGTACCAGATAACCCAAACCCACCTATTGCAATTGTTGTGCCTGTTTCAGTTTCCTTTGACGATTCATTCAAAAGAGGCATGCAAACTTACACATTCAATGTTTTAGTAATCGTTGGCAGAGTAGACGAAAGAACAGCGCAAAATAAACTTGATGGATTTGTGTCAAGCACAGGTTCATCCAGCATCAAACTAGCAATCGAGAGCGATAAAACTCTTGGTGGCAAAGCCTTTGATACAAGGGTTAGTGAGATGAGAAATTATGGGCAGATACCTGTTGGTGAGGTAACATATCTATCAGCAGAGTTTTCAGTTCTTTGCTACGCAGACTAGAAAAAGGAAAATAACAGATGGCAAAATTTGCAGCAACAGACTACAAAATCACCGTTGCTGGTGTTGATTTTTCAACTAACCTAAACTCAGTTGAATTATCACAAGAAGCAGACGACCTAGAGACCACAGCTTTTGGTCAATCTTGGCGTTCAAGAATCGGTGGATTAAACAACGCATCAATAACTTTGAACTTTATGCAAGATTTTGCAGCAGGTTCAGTTGATGCAACATTGAATCCTTTACTTGGCTCAATTGCCACAGTAATTATTCAAAGTGCATCAGGAACAGTTTCAGCAACCCAACCTAAATACACAGCAACATGTTTAGTAACAGCATATTCACCATTCGCATCAAGCGTTGGCGATATTGCAACACTAAGTGTGACTTGGCCAGTATCAGGAACAGTTGTAAGAGGAACAGTCTAAATATGAAAATCAATCTGCGCGTTGAATACATAACAGGTGAACCTAAAGAAGTAACTTGTTCAGCGAAAGACCTAGTTGCGTTTGAAGAAAAATTCAGCAGGTCAGTAGCAAAACTCGAATCAGAGTTCAGACTTACTGACTTGCTTTTTCTTGCTTGGCACTCTGAAAAGAGAACCAATGCAACTAAAAAAGATTTTGATTCTTGGTTAGATGAAGTTGATAATATTGGGGTTAGTGAGAACGACCCAAAATAATTCCGTTGGGGGATTCCAGCCAACATTGGTATATCGCTTATCTTGCTTGTGAAACTGGAATCTCTCCCTCTTTGCTTTTACAAGAATCTGACCGTATGCTTTTCACAATGGGAATGTATCTGCGTTGGAAAGCAACAGAACAAAACAAGAGGTAAAGCATAAATGGAATTTGTAAGAGATAGTTCTTTATTCCAAATTGAAAATCAAAACCTCAATATGCACATACCTGAAATTATTGGTGTGCAAGCTGTAATTCGTGACCTAAATAATCTAGATAAAGATTTGTTACGTCAAATGAGACGTGAAATTATTACCGAAATAAGACCTTTGTATAGCGTAATCAAGAGCAGTATTCCATCAACAAGACCTCTTAGTGGTTTTGACCACAATGGTAGAACTTCTTGGAATCAGCCTGTAAGAGTCACAGGAAAAGTTTCATATAGAAGTCGTCAAGGTCGTAACTCTTTGGTAAGCATTAGGACTGTTTCTTCTGCAGTTGAAATTGCTGACATGGCTGGTAAACGAAATAAGTTTGATGTTGGTCGTGAGGGTTCTAATAAAGGTTTCTCAGCAGAGTACACAATCAGAGGTCGAAGAAGAAGACATAGATTAAATGGTCAAGGTGCTGCAATGGTGCGTGGTTTGGGTGGTACACCATCCAGATATGTTTGGCCAGCCGTTGAACAGTTCAGACCATTGCTGACACAGAAAATTAAAACAATTGTTGATAACTATGCCGAAATTGTAAATAGAAAATTATTAGAAACTAAGAGGTCAATTTAATGGCAATTATTGTCCCGATTTTAACAACTTTCAATGATAAAGGAATTAAGTCTGCTGTAAGGGAGTTCCAAACAGCAACAACACAAATACAAAAATTTGGTGCTGTTGGCAAAATATTTGGAGAAGTTGGTCAAAGTCTTACAAAGAATGTGACAGTTCCTATTGTTGCTTTGGGTGGTGCTTTAGGCATCATGGTCAAAGGTGCTATGGAAGCTGCAGCAGCGCAACAAAGATTAGGTCAGATTTTGATGACCACAGGTGGGGCATCTGCAGAACAAGTTCAAGTTCTTCTTAAACAAGCACAGGCATTGGAAGAAGTCGGTGTCGTTTCTAAAGAAAACATTGTAACCACTCAAGCTCAACTTTCAACATTTGATTTACAAGCAAGCACTATTGCTAAATTAACGCCAGCAATTTTAGATTATGTAACAGCAGAGAAAGGTGCTGCTGCAACTGCTGAAGATTTTAAGTCTATGACAAACGGTTTAGCACAAGCCCTTAATGGTCAGTTTGGTTCTTTAACCAGGGTTGGTTTCGTACTTGATGAAGACACCAAGAAAAAGATTGCTAACGGCACAGAATCTGAAAAAGCTGCAGCGTTAGTTGAAGTTCTGAACTCTACTTACAAAGACTTTAATCAAAGTTTGGCAGACACCCCTCAAGGTCAAATGATTGTTTTAGCAAGAGAATTTGGAAGTTTAAGAGACGAAATCGGTTCAGTATTTTTACCTGTGGTTCTTGAAGTTGCCAAAGTCATTAGAGAAAGAGTAATTCCTGAAGTTCAAAAACTTGTAGATAAATTTAAGGCTTTAAGTCCTGAAACAATAGAAACAGGATTAAAGATTCTTGGTGTGATTGCTGTTCTTGGCCCATTGTTAATTATCTTTGCAAAAGTCATTGGTGCTGTGCAAACCTTTATTAAAGTGTTCAAAATTCTTCAGTTAGCTCTTTTAACAAACCCTATTTACTTGGTCGCTGCAGGATTGGCTTTACTTGTTGTTGCGCTTATTAGAGCTTGGCAAACTTCTGACGAATTTAGAAAAGGATTAGCAAAACTTGGAAACATGATTGTCAGCGTTGGTGAGGGCGCAGTAAATCTGTTTATCAAATACTTAAATGAATGGATTAAACGTTTCAACTTAGTTATTGGTGTTCTTCAGTTCTTTGGTGCAGATATTAAAAAAATTGGTGAACTTGGAGAAGTCTCATTCAAACGTATCTCTTTTGCCTCAGTTGATGCTGGAAAGAAAGTTTCAGGTCTTAGTGATGAAGCAAGTGACTTAGGTTCAACTTTATCTGGTGACTTAAATCCTTTCCTTGATGACAGCAATGCTCAATTAGAAAACACCTCAACTAAAGCAGGAAAAGCTAAAGAAGCCTTAAAGAAACTTAAAGAAGAAGCTAAAAAAGCAGCACAAACCATTGTAGATAACCTAGAAGACTCTTTAAGAAGTGCAGAAAATCAATTAGACAGCGCGAAAAGTGCTTTCACTTCGTTTAAGAACTCTATTAAAGGAGTTGTGACTGGCATTTTGAATTTTGGTGATGCTGCTGAAGAGGGAAGTTTTATTCAAAACATAACTAAACAAGCAGCAGATGCAACAGTATTCGCTGACAAAGTCAAAAAACTTATTGTCGGTGGTTTATCTGAAAGAGCAATTCAACAAGTCTTAGATGCTGGTTTTGAGGCAGGTTCGAAAATTGCTGATGAGATTATTGCTGGTGGCGCAACAATGATTGAACAAGTTAATACACTTGTTGCTTCAGTTGATTCCATTGCTAATGTTATTGGCGAATATGGCGCAGATGTGTTTTACGGTGAGGGTGTACGTCAAGGCGAAGCACTTGTTGCAGGAATAAGAGCATCTTTAGAAGCAGCAAAAAATGAACTTTTAGCTTTACAAAGAAGTTTGACAACTGGTGAGACTTCACCATCTGTGACTGCAACACCACCATCTTCAGGGCAACTCAAACAAGATATTCGAAAACCAATTCTTACAAATAAACAAATAGCAAGCATTTCCAAATTTACTGACCCTGCAACACGTCATTACACAGCACTTGCAACAGCTTTGAATAATAAAACAATTAAGTTGGCTAAAGGTGGAATTGTGACAGGCCCAACTAATGCACTTATTGGTGAGGCTGGCCCTGAAGCTGTAATTCCTTTGTCAGGTGCTAACTCTGTCGGCATGGGTGCAACTTACAACATTGTGGTTAATGCTGGTATTGGAACTTCAGGTTCACAAGTTGGTAGAGAAATTGTTGATGCAATCAAGAAGTTTGAGAAAACTTCAGGTCCAGTCTTTGCGAGTGCGTAATGTCAATTCCTGCAACAACTGTTGAAATAGGTTTTGACTTATCAGCTCTTGGTGGACCATTTTTTATTCTTGATGACCCTGTTCAAGGTGTTTTAGATAATACTGAATACACACTTGGTGGAACTTTGTTTTATGACGTTACAGAGTATGTGCGTTCTGTTTCTGTAAGACGTGGTAAGTCTCGTCAGTTAGACAGATTTACAGCAGGTGGCGCAGCAATTGAATTTAATAACAACTCTCGTGCTTTTGACCCTGAGAACACAGCAAGCCCTTTCTTTGGTCAAATTATTCCTAAAAGAACAATCAAAGTTGAAACAGGTGGCTCAGCAGTCTTTTACGGTGTTGTTGATGACTGGAATCTTAACTACGATATTTCAGGTTTATCTTTGGCTAGTGCTGATTGTGTTGATGGTTTCACATTGCTTGCACAAAGAGCTTTAACGGCAAGTACTGAAACTTCACAAAAAACTGGTGCAAGAATAAACGCAATTTTAGATAGAACAGAAGTTAATTGGCCAGCATCTTTAAGAGATATTGATACTGGTGCAACAACTCTTCAAGCTGACGTTATTGAAGACGGCACAAACGTTTTAGAATATTTGCAAATTGTTACAAGTACTGAACCTGGTTCTATTTTTATGGGTGCTGATGGTTTCATTGTTTTCAAAGACAGAAGCGTTGCACCTGTTTCTGCTGGTCTTGTAACTTTCTCTGATGATGGAACAGGTGTTGAATTTAGTG